CCTTATTACATAAAACAGTTTTACACATTTCTATGCGTTTATTTATAACTTCTTCAAATTCTTCGCTTTTCATCGTTTACTCCTTATCTTCCATAGTACGACCTACAAAAAGTATATTTTCTAATGGAATTATCGCCAATGTTCCAAATGCGTCTTCTTCAAATTCTATGAATTCAGCGTATGTATTTTTCATTATCACCTGATTACAACGCCCCTTAAAATATAGATGTTGGTTATTTTTCTTTAAGACACAATAGAAATTTTCACTTTCTGTCGGTTTCTTATTTAGCTGTGTAGTATTATTCATCTTCTATGCCCTCCATTAAATTCAATGTTTTTTCCAGCTTTTTATCCGCTATCTGATTTATTTCGTCATTACTGATATGGAATAAATATTGCAACTGTATCATCATTACAATTACGCCCGATAATTCTTCCTCTATGCTGTCTTGAACTTCGAACATTGATTTTAGTACAAACTGACCGCCTTGCGATATTCTCAAATACTTAGTCAACACTTGTGTTAATTCAGCCATTTCTTCAATCGCTACCGGAATTTGTTTAATACCGTAGTGTTCCGCTATGTCTAACCAATCTTGCTTTTTGTGTATTGGCATAACCGCATTTTCTTCTAAATACTTTAGCGTGCGTAACCAATTTGCAAGTTGCTTGTGTTCTTCTGCACATTCCGAACAATTTTTAGTTGCGACTTCTTTGCAATGTTCTATCGCCTCATCAAGCGTCATAGTCTTTGATTTTCTTTCTGTTGTTGAACGCATATTCCAGTTGCTTATTACGCTCTCTTTTTCTACTGCCGTGCAACTTCTTGCACTGCATTGGTGACATTCTATCTGATAATAGCCACAATATGATTGATATAATTCCGCCTCGCCTCCGCAGAATGGACACGGCTTTAATTCATTATACATTTTCTATTCCTCCAACTCATTTATCTTCTCAAATATGTAATCTACCGCAGACTTCAAATCATTACCGACGCTTTGAATGTTCTGTGGTGTCAGTTGTGAACCGACAAGCATTGTGTAACAAGTCTTTTCACTTGGTAATGCGATATTCACCGCTAAGCTACTTATCAATGCGACAATGAGTATTTTAAACCGCTTACTAAAGTATCGTTGTTCCTCTTCTTCGTTAAGATATTCATAAAGACTAACAACTACAATAAATCCCGCTACAAGCATAACTATAAACAATGCAGTTTTGAACTTGTCGCATAAATTAATTAAATAAATCAAACTCGGTCTAATTATCGGTGTATTCATTACTCATTTACTCCTTTGAATATTGGTTTATACTTTTCATCTGTCGGTGTGTTATACAATCCGCACGCCTCATATTTGCTACGCCAGTTTGTATTAGCCTCTCTCGTTATACCATACGCCTTGCATTTGCAGTGATGTTTCCCCTCGTCTGTAATCGTTATAAAATTACAGCAGTTACGGCATAAAACTCCTTCCATTTCGCCATATTCTCGATACATAGCGCCGATTTTAATTCTCTTTTTCTTTGCCATTTTCTTCCTCCTCAAAATCAATCCATGTTATCCCCACTGCATAAGCCGCCCAAATGTCACTTTTAAAGCCGTAAAACCAGTCAGGATTTTTCTTTGTTCCCTTGCCGTTCTTTAAATCGTGCTTTGCAAATCTGTCTATCAAAGCCCTGCGAATAGTTGCGTCGTTGGCTTTCATACTGTGACAGATATTAATTTTTTCGTCCTTGCGTGTTATGTATTGAACATCCTTTTGTAATTGCTTTGCTTTTTCGGTAAACCTGCCTATCCACACACACGTTTCAAACACTTCACGTCCAACCGGCATACCGTAACACGCCACCATTTCGATAACAACAACGTCTACTTGATATACTCTTATCAGACGTTCAAAACTGTCTAACAATTCGTTGTTATCCGTCTTTCCGAAGTCTTGCGGTTTCATTGTTTCTCCGTCAATAATGCACCAACCGCTTTGTGTATTACCGGGGTCTATTGCTAATATTACCACTACATTCGCTCCCTCATTATTTTTTCAAGTTCGTCATAATCAACACCGTTGTCATCATATACGCTTTGTTCATTCCCTTTGTGGTATGTTTTCTTTGCACCTTGCACTTCCGCAAGGGTAGTACGTCCCGCATTAAAATGATTGCGAAGTATTGCCTCTATGTACCTGTAATTACGTTTGTTGTTCTTTACAGCTTCTTCGATTGCGTATATAACAACATCCTCCGACATATCGTTCAGCCAATCATCTAAGCCTCGCAGTGTAATCGGTGTCAAAGGTGCTATATTGTTCTCATATAGCTTAACAATTCTTACAGGCAGACGTGGCAGTTTCCTTTCTTCTGCTTTCTTTTCTTTTACTTTACTTTCTTCTACTTTCTTTTGTTCGGAAATGTTTACATTTTTGCTTGAAATGTTTACATTTTCATTTAAAATGCGTACATTCTTATAAATTTGGTCGACTTTAATTAAGAGGTACTCTTTTCTGACTTCAACTTCTTTACGGCGACTGACTGCCTCGAAGTATCTTTCTTGTATGCCTCTCGAAGTCAAGATTTGATACTTGTCATAAAGTTCACTGTCAAATATACCTCTTTTAATCGCGGCTCTCACTATTTCGGACACGGCATCACCACCCAAACCTACATTCTTTCCGAACAATAATGCAACGTCTTCTGTCCATTCACAATAGTAACCTTGCTGTCCGTATATCTTTTGGAACAACTTAACGACTATCGCAAACCCTTTCAGCCCAAATTCAGCCTCGATTAATTCAAATTTATCATCTAAATGTACGTTCAGCGGAAAGTAGTTAATTCCGTTGTTCATACACTACACCTCTTAAAACGGCAAATCTTCTTCATCACCGATTGTTGCAAAATCCTCACCGTATTGACTGTTTAAATCATCTAAACCACTATCAGACAAATCGGTATTACTGCCTGTACTGTTTTCAGATTTTGAGCCGGTAAAGTACGCCTCGTTTACAATAACTTCTGTCGCATACTGCTTTTTACCGTCATTACCGTCCCAACTTCTTGTTTGAATACTTCCGACTACCGCAATCATACTGCCCTTTTGGAAATATCGTGCGATAAATTCACCTGTCTGACGCCACGCAATACAGTTGATGAAATCAGCCTGTTGTCCACCGTCTTTCACAAATCTTCGATTTACCGCAATAGTAAATCTTGCGACTGAAAGATTGTTCGGTGTTTGTCTTATTTCAACGTCTTTTGTAAGACGTCCCATTAATATAACTTTATTCAATTCTTCCTCCCCCCTTAAATACTTTCTTTAAAATTTCCTTTATATCTTTTCTTATGAGTTTTAATGATTTAATATTAAATCTTCCAATGACAATCGAATGTGTTACACAATTATTTCCTTTGCGTTGGTGCGTTGAAATCAATGCACCGTCACATTCGGTTTCAAATACTTCGTTCGTATATGCATTTTCTACTCTTATTTTTATCATTGCATTTCCTCCTCTTTATTTCTTCAATCCAAGTACCTTACACAAGTATTCATCAAGTTTTACTGATGTTAAATGGTACTTGTTGTTGAAATCTGTTTTACCTATTTTGTGTGCCTCTGTGTGGTGTAACCTACATAGTGGCTGAACTTCCTTACCTAAGTGGTGTGTGGTTTTGCGATTTATACCGCTACCGACAGTATCGACGTGATGTATGTCGGCTCTCTTCCCGCACACCGCACAGCGTCTTTTTGCACAACATAGATACAAATACCTATCTATATCCTCTGTTATATTTAATAGACTGTCATTTGTCGGTATATCGTGATTTATGCATAGTTCAATGAGCCACGATATAAAATCTTTAGCGGTTGTCATATCTACGTCCGACAGACTGAATATATCAATATCCAAACACTCACAATAATTCAACGTAAGTTGCCTGCGAAGCGCTTCGTTATCGCTCTTGTCTATTATGTACAGCAGTTTCATCAACCTCAATTCTTCTTGATACTCACGCTTATTTGATATTCCGCTTATGTATGTACCTATATCGTTCACCAGTGCGAATATCTTACGTCTTTGTTTGTTCGATATACTCCGTCC